GAGTATCATAACCACCTTGAAAATATGCATATGCCCAAGGATCTGCAGATTCAAAACTGCCATCTACCAAATCAGCTTTTGCAGAAAAAGTAAGTGCGAGAGAGAAAAGTGCTATTAGTAATTTTTTAATCATCAAGCGAGTCTCTTTCTTGTGTTAATAAAAGTGCCTAAAGTTAGTATCGATACTGTGGAGCTATCTGGAACATTTGCAGAAGGAATATAACCTGCATCTATTCCATAATAATCTCCAAATCCATAATTATTTCCTAAAGCCAATGTGGTACTGTATACATCAAATGGAAGCAGGCTGGGTGTAAAGAAAACAGAGAAGTTGTCTGATATTTGTGGAATATTACCATTTGTTTTTTGTATTGTTAATGGTTGAGTTTGTTCTGTAGAAAGTATACCAGCCAATAAATTTTGAGGAATTTTTGGTTCTACAACATTAATTGTATTTTCTTTTTCTTTCTTTGTAAATCTAGAAAGTTCATCTGTTATTTCGTATTTTTTAACAGGTTCTTTTTTTGTATTTTCTGTGATGAATTTATTTCTTGCAGGAATCCACGCACCCTTTGTTGGGTGTACTGGATTTACTTTTTCTTGTTCTGCATGGTTATCTTTATTTTTTTCAGGAAGTTTTCCCTCGGCAACAGACATTGCACTATTCACGGTATTGAGTGAAGACAATAAAGCTTTCCCACCTTGTTCACCGAGCAAAGTTATTGCTGAAGTGGTAACAATGGTCAGAATGTAAATTTTTTTCTGTAATTTTTTTACGTTAGATTTTGCTTCTTCGCAAAGTTTAGAACAAGATTCGCAGACATGTGATTTGTGAGACATAATTTCCTTTCGTTTCCCCCAAACGACAGGCTAATGTACAATCTCAACTTATTTGATTAAAATTATTTAGGTTGTTCTGGTGTTTCAGGATCAATTACAACTTGTTTGGATTTTCCTATACTAGTTGCATTTGGTTCTTCTTCTAGGCAATTGATTGGCTTACGAAGAAGATTTCTGTATCCCCACATCATTAGAAGTACTGCAAGAGGGCCATACCAGTATAACCAGCCATATGTTGGTTGTGTGCCACCAGGTTGCGAAATTCTGTCTTTAATTTCCATCATCACAACATTATCGGTTGTTGGGTCAGGTATAATACAAGGATCTGTGGAGCATCCAACAAGAATTAGTGTGGTTAAAATTGATGTTAAAAATTTCATGTTGAACTCCTTATGACTTGCTGGGTGTTGCGGCTGCGGTACCGAAGTAGAATCCTACGATGCTCAAAAGAACCTCACGATTTTCTGATGTCCAGAAGAAGCCGTTGATTTCAACGAAGGCTTTCTTTGCAGATGCTGGAATTAATCCAAACAATGCTTCTGGGTTCTTGACATCAACTTCTACGAAAGTTGGAACACCAAAGAATGGAAGAATGAATGGGGCTGCAAATGCTCCAAATAGCACGGTAAGAACAATGATTTGGCGGACCACACGACCAGCATCAAGGGGAACTCTTTGTGCAGCCTGATTTTGGTTGTCAGTTGTCTGCTTGTTGGCTTGAATCAACTGGTTAAACATTTCCTTTTGGTCTGCGCTCTTTTGAGCCATGTACTTGAAAAGGAATCCAGTGAACCCACCACCAACCATGCTTATCAATTCTGGTGAAAACATATTAGCCTCAATTCTTTTGGTATGAAAGTTGAACTTCTATCGAACTACGAATAGCATTAAAGTGATTCATGAATTCTTGTTCTTTGGCAAGATCCGGAGAATAGGCCTTGTGCCATTGAACCAAAATAAATCCTACATTGACATTTTTATTTTTGACTGGGAGACATGCTATGTGAGAAACAAATTCATCTTCAAAAAAATGTTTAACGTAACTATTTGCAGGCATTGACTGTATATTAAAAATTAATGGATTATTTTCAATAACTTTTGTCAATAAAGGAACAAAAAGAGAGCACAAAGTATTTTTAAATTTTAACGCCTGGGAGGTATAACCTTTGTGAGAAGATTCGTGGGTTATTGAAAATTTTCTCATGGATATGCCATCCATAAAATATTCACCATTATGAAATTGCAATACGCTTACACGCATCGAATCACTTGATAGACGGAGTTCAGTCAGAAGTTCATTGATTTCGCTATGAATCAGGATAAAGTTATCTGTTTTTTTCTTAGACTTCCAAAATTTTTTAATTCCATATCCCATACCAAGTAAACCTGCTACAGAAATGGCAATTTTTTCCATAAATTGTGGTAAATCTAATAATCCTGTCATTAAAATCTCCGTGTCTTAATATTTAGACTTGACAAGCCTTTATAACATGGTATTATTCCGTCCTATGACCACAAGAGAAGATTTATTTAATTTACACAGTTCAATCTGCAAAGAAGCTCTAGAATTGATGAAAAAGAAGAATAATGACTACGCCTCCGGCGCAGATCCTTTCATGAATTTTCGTAGGGCTGAATATTTGGGATTCTCCACAGCTGAACTAGGGGTCCTTATTAGGATGACAGATAAGATGTCAAGAATTTCTACCTACCTGAACAAGGGTGAACTTTCTTTGGCAAATGAGAGTGTCTATGATGCGATTGTTGACATAATTAACTACAGTGTCATACTTGCGGGACTACTCAAGGACAAAGATTCCAAGAAGGCTCAATGAAATTTTACACTGCTTGCGCTCTTAAAGGGAACAAGATTCTTGTTCGTGGCTATAACAATGGAGAACGTTTTACGGATTCCGTTGCATTTAAGCCATCTCTTTTTATCAAATCGGACAAGGAGAGCAAGCACCGTACCCTAAACGGAACCAAGGTCAAGCGTATGAAATTTGATACGCTCTATGACTGCAGGCAGTTTCTTGATCAATACCGAGACCTGCCAGACTGTCCAATCTATGGCAACACTGATTTCGTCACTCAATATCTCATGGAGACTTATCCGTCTGAGGTGGAATACGATCTTTCCAAGGTCAAGGTCGCGTACCTAGACTTGGAATGTGAATCTGAAAATGGATTTCCAGATCTGGATAGCCCAAACGAGAGGATTAATCTCGTAAGTATCCGCGCAGACGGGGTAACTTATGTTATTTCTTTCACCCCGATTACCTTGCCAGATGCCAAGGTAATTATGGTAGCCAACGAGAAAGAACTGATCAAGGCTATCTTTGATATTCTTGCCAAGGAAGATGTTGATATCCTTTCTGGGTGGAACATCAAGTTGTTCGATATGCCCTATATAATAGGACGGGCTAGACTTTTCTACGAAGACAAAGACATACAGAGTTGGTTGCCATTTGGTTTGCTGAAAGAGCGTGAAACGGATATCGGTGGGAGAAAGTTCAAGATCTTTGAGTTTCCCGGGTATACGATTCTTGATTATATGGATCTTTACAAAAAGTTTTCCGGTACAAGTCAAGAAAGTTATGCCCTGCAGAACATTGCAAAGGTGGAACTAAATGCTCAAAAATTGGATTACAGCGAGTATGGAACTCTTCGAGAGTTTTATAAGAAAAACTTCCAACGCTTTGCGGAATATAACGTCCAAGATGCAGTCTTGGTTGAACAGCTTGACAATAAACTCAAACTGATCGACTTGGCTGTTTCTATTGCGTATGAAGCAAAGATTACCTTCGATACGGTATTCTTTGCTACTCGCATCTGGGAAACCATTTGCTGCGACTATCTTGCCCATAAGGATATCGTTCCTCCACTCAAGCGAAGTTATGCAAAGGATGATCAGTTTGTTGGAGCATATGTGAAGGAAGTTACTCCGGGGCTTTACAACAATGTTGTCAGCTTCGATGCTACAAGTCTATATCCAAGTATCATAATGCAGTGGAATATTTCTCCAGAGACTTGCATTCACAAGGATTCATCTTTGAACGCAGATGATTTCTTGAGAAGTAAGCGCAAGGATATTCCCGAGATGGCTGAGGATGCTCAAATTAAAAATGCAGCCTTGGCATGCAACGGTAGCATGTTTACGAACAATGTTCGTGGGTTTATTCCCACTTTGATTGAGATTACTTTCAATCAACGCCAAGAAGCCAAGAAGAAAATGATTGCCTTGGAAAAAGAATATGAGAATAGCAAGAATCCAGATCTTCTTCCTAGGATCGCTGCTCTTAAGATTCGCCAGTCTGTCAAAAAGATTTTGGCAAACAGCCTTTACGGATGCTTGGGCAATCCTGCATTTACATATTCTTCACCGGAACTTGCTACAGCAGTTACCGTTACTGGCCAAGTAATCATTCGCAAGGCAGAGCAGTGCATGAATGATTATATCTGCAAGATTACAAAGTCGAATAAAGACTATGTTATTGCTGTAGATACGGATTCTGTTTATCTAAATCTTAATCCTATTATACAGCAGATCTCTGCAAAGACGAAGATAGAAAATGTCACAGATTTTATTAATCAAATCTGTGAGCAAAAGATTCAACCAGAGTTCAAGAAAGAGATGGAACTTTTGGCATCAACTCTTGGTTGTTCTGAAAATAAGATAGTGTTCAAGAGAGAAGCAATTGCTTCTGCTGGGATGTTCATTGCCAAGAAGCGGTATGCTCTTTTGGTTCAGGACCTTGAAGGTGTCAGATTTACAGAACCAAAACTAAAGATCATGGGACTTGAAACTGCACGAAGCAGCACGCCCATGGTCGTAAGAAATAAACTCAAAGATTGCATCAAGATTATTCTCACAAAAACTCCAGAAGAACTAAGATCCTACGTTGATGAATTCTATAATGAATTCATGAATCTTCCGATTGAAGATATTGCATCTCCCCGTGGTATTAAAGGAATGCAGGATTATAAGGATGCATCTGCTATATACCAGAAGGGCACTCCGATAGCAACCAAGGCCGCTCTTTTACACAATGCTTATATCAAGAAACTTGGTCTTGACAAGGAAATTCCTCCGATCAAGGAAAACGACAAGATTAAGTTTGTGTTCACCAAGGTTCCCAATCCATATGGAATGGCAAATCGTGATACGGTGATTGGATTCATCGGTAAATCGCCGAAGGAATTTCAACTGGAAAAATACACCGACAAGAAGAAGCAATTTGAAAAAACTTTCCAAGAACCTTTGGATAACATTCTTCAGGCCATTGGGTGGTCAATAAAACAACAAGTAACGCTTGAATCCTTCTTTGTATGAGTTATATTATGAGTATGGACGAAGAAGATCTTATGAAAAATTGGAACAAGAAAAAAGTATATTTTAATGCTCTTCCCAAACCAGCGATTTATACTAAGGAAAAACAACTTAGTGTTGATGATTTTATTTTTGAAGAAAGTCAAAATCATCATGCCAGATATAATGCTAGACTTAAACAGTCTATGAATACGGAGAAAGATAATCGTATCAAGGAGTTGGAACAAGAGATTGCAGATCTCAAAACCGAGATTGAAATGCTCAAGGCTGTTAACCAGGAGTGTTAAGAAATGGTGAAGAAATTTAAATCTAGATACGGTGATGAGAGAATTATCACACTTCTTGAAGACGGATCTTACCGAATCGAAGGCCGGACGCTTTATACTCGCCATGCTGACGGTATGGTTGACTTTGAAGGTGGGCCATGCCTTATGGTTGGTGACAGACTTCTTGGCGTTGAAGATGAGCTCGTAATTCAATCGCTAGAAATTGATGAGAAACGAACCGCAGGCGATTATGCTGCGGTGGTTATAACTACTAAACCCGCAAAGAGAGGTAAAAGCCATGCCTAAGAAGAAATTAAAAAAGACAACAAAGTTGTTTCCGTTTTCTCCACACATTGTTCGCAAAAATAGTGAGCCAAAGGAAACGTTCGATGAATTTAAGTTTCGTGTAGAAATGATGCCATTCTTCTTGCTAATCCGTGAATACAGAATACAATGTCAGGAGTATGGTATTCTTACAGCAAAAGATGAAAATCTCTGGACTGATCCAGTAAAAAAATGCTGGGATCGTTTGCTTTTTGTTGAAAAACAAATGGGTGATCGATACAATTCACTTCATCAACAAATGGAGTGCTCAAATTATCATGAGGACTTGGCGTGGGAAGAACTATACAAGGAAAGAAATAAGAACAATGTCAAAGTATTTAAAAAATCTACTAAGCAAGATTGATAACCCAGACGCAACTCTAGTATCTGAAGGAATTGATGGAGCTGATGTAAGTGGCTTTATCGATACCGGATCATATGCACTGAATGCATTGCTGTCTGGATCAATCTTTGGTGGTCTACCAAACAATAAGATCTCTTGCTTGGCAGGAGATCCGGCAACAGGAAAGACCTTCTATGCCATTGGCATCGCAGGCCAGTTCCTAAAGGATCACAAGGATGGTGTTGTGATTTATTTTGATACCGAACAGGCAGTTACCTCCGATATGTTCACTGCCCGTGGTGTTGATCCTGAGCGCGTAGCAGTCATTCCTGTTGCCACAATCGAAGAGTTCAAGACCCAAGCACTCAAGATCGTTAATGACATTCTTGAGCAGCCAGAGGACGAGCGCAAGCCAGTCTTCATGATTCTTGACTCACTTGGAATGTTGTCAACCCGCAAAGAGATGACTGACTCTGCAGAAGGCAAGGATGTTCGTGACATGACAAAGGCCCAGCAGACCAAAGCAACCTTCCGTGTTCTAACATTGAAACTTGGCAAGGCAAAGATTCCCATGCTTCTCACCAATCACACTTATCAGGTTATTGGCGCATATGTACCAACCAAGGAGCTCGGTGGTGGTATCGGCTTGAAGTATGCAGCCAGCAACATCCTTACGCTTTCAAAGAGCAAGGACAAGACTGACGAGGGAGTTGTTGGTAACTTTATCAAGTGCACCAATTACAAGAATCGTTTTGTCAAGGAAAACATGCAGGTTGAGACTCGTTTAAATTACACATCCGGCCTAAGCCGATATTATGGTCTTACTGATCTTGCATTGAAGTACGGTATCTTCAAGAAGGTATCTACACGGATTGAACTTCCCGATGGAAACAAAGTATTTGAGAAGAACATCGATGAGGAACCCGAAAAGTATTTCACAAAAGACATACTAGATAAATTAGACGTTGAGATTCAGAAGGATTTTAAATATGGACAAAACTCCTGAATATAAATTTTTGGATGATCCTGGATTGCAGGCAGATACTGCACCCATCCAAATATTGAGCGGTGAGTATGCAGGAATCATATATCGTTATGGTAAAATTTCTATGAAAGAAATTGAGAATGAGCAGATAAGCGTTTCTATGGAAGTAGAGATTGTAAAGGCTCCCGAAGGATTTGACCAAAAAGAACAAAAGTTCACTCAAACGATTGGTGAAATTTTTGTTGATATTGTTGAGAACAATTCAACTACCAAAGAACCAATAGATCTTGAAGATGATGTACACCAGGATGTGGACAATCAGTAAATACGAGTTATAATACACAAATGGAATCAGTAATTCTTAAAAACTTGGTACTCAATGAAGAGTACGCAAGAAAGGTTGTTCCCTTTCTTCGTGATGAATATTTCCACGACAAATCAGAAAAGGTCGTGTTTAACATTGTAAGTACTTTCATTTTGAAGTACAACAACATCCCTACAAAGGATGCAATTTTGATTTCTCTTGAGAATGAAAAAGGTCTCGGGGAAGGCGAATTCAAAAAGTGTGTATCCATAAGTGATGAGATGTACAAAGAAGGCGAGAAGTCAGATACAATCTGGCTTGTCGAAAACACTGAAAAGTTTTGCAAGGAAAAAGCAATTTACAATGGTATCATGGAATCAATTGGTATCATTGAAGGAAAGGACAAGGAGAAAACACAGAATGCAATCCCAGAAATCATGTCAAAAGCATTGTCGGTGTCGTTCGATACGCGAGTCGGACACGACTTCCTCGAAGATGTCGATGAGCGATACGAATATTACCACAGAGTGGAAGAAAAAGTTCCATTTGATCTGGAAATGTTTAACATTATTACCCGGGGCGGTACTCGCAAGAAGACGTTGAATGTTGTGATGGCTGCATCTGGTGTAGGCAAGAGTGCATTTCTATGCCATCATGCAGCAGCGTGTCTTTCACAGAATCTGAACGTTCTGTACATCACCCTTGAGATGGCTGAAGAGGAAATTGCAAAGCGTATTGATGCCAATCTTCTAGATACGGACATGCATGTTCTGGAGCAGATGCCATTGACTCAATACGAGAGTAAAGTTGAAAATCTCAAGAGAACTTGCCGTGGCAAATTGATCATAAAGGAATATCCTACGGCTGCAGCAAACGTAACTCACTTCAGAAATCTTTTGGAAGAATTAAAGATCAAAAAGAAGTTTACTCCCGATGTTATCTTTGTTGATTATTTGAATATTTGTTCTTGCGCAAGATTTAAACTTGGCAATGGAATGAATAGTTACACTTATGTAAAAGGTATTGCAGAAGAACTTCGCGGTCTGGCAAAGCAATACAACATACCTCTTTGGACAGCTACACAGGTCAATAGAGAAGGTGCAAAGAGCAGTGACATGGAGATGACCGATACATCTGAAAGTTTTGGTCTACCGCAAACTGCTGACTTCTTTGTTGCATTGATTGAAAATGAAGAACTTGCCGAGGCAGGCCAGTTGATGGTCAAGCAACTAAAGAATCGTGGCAACGACACAACTAAGAATAGAAAGTTTTTGGTCGGTGTTAACAAATCAAAGATGAAATTTTATGATGTTGATAACTCAAGCAACAATCTTGTCAACGCCAATAATACAGAGGAAGAAGGATATGGATCGGGATTTGATGGTCAAGCCTTCAATCCTGCATTCGGAAAGAAGAAGAATAAGGCCATCAATTGGACATTTGAAGGCAGCAAGTAATGATATATATTGATAAGAAATATGTGAATCTGGTCTCGGGTTCACTTGAAAAATTCAAGTGGAAAAAAGATTCACTTGCCACATGCAGATGTTTTAAGTGTGGCGACTCAAAGAGGAACAAGTCCAAGACAAGGGGATACTTCTTTGAGCATAAAGGCCATTATGTTTACAAATGCCACAATTGCGGGTTTTCTTGCAATCTTTATTCTGTACTTGAAAATGTCAGCCCATCTCTCTGCAAAGAATATGCGTTCGAAGTATTCAAGGAAAAGAATCCAGAAGAACAGAAACCAATACGAGAAAAGAAATCAACTCCAATATTCACTGAATTGGGTACGAGGATCGACCTGCTCAATGCAGATCATAAGGCAGTAAAATATGTTGAATCTAGAAAAATACCAAAAGAAAAGTATAACAATTTTTATTACACTAGTGATTTTGGTAGGATTATGCAATCCTTTGATCGGGAAGGGCAAGCGGAAGAACGACTCGTCATCCCGTTCTACAGCGAAAGCGGAGAGCTACTTGGTGTTCAGGGACGCTCGTTGGGAGAGAGTGCGATCCGCTATATTACGCTCAAACAAGAAGGTTGCGAGCGCCTTTGGTATAATATAGACAAGGTTGATCCACATTCAACTGTGTACGTCACAGAGGGTCCAATAGACTCCATGTTCATTCCGAATGGAATTGCCATGCAGGGTGCTGGATGGCTAGACAAGCTACCCACAAAGATTGAAAATTCCAAAGTGGTATTCATATTTGATAATGAGCCTAGGAATGAAGAGATTGTTTATCTCATTGGGAAATACATTGAAGCTGGAAGAAGTGTTGTCATCTGGCCAGAAGAGATAAATAAGAAAGATATCAATGATATGGTCATAGCGTATGGCCATAGCCAAACAATTAAACTTATTATCAATAATGTTTATTCTGGACTAAAGGCAAAGATGAAGTATACTTACTGGAAGAAGGTTTAAAATGCCAAATAATGATGACGACCTGACAGATGAAGACATTTTAAAAGCAAGTGAAGCTTACTTGACTTTTGTACAAAGATTTGGGGAATACGTAAAGGAAATGGATCCAGTTCTTTGGTCCAAGGCTCGCGAATACGCAGCAGACTTTACTAAGATTCCTGGTGTTAAGGTTGAACTTGTAGATATTGATGAAGAGGATGTGAAAGATGACGATGGAACATCTCCTGAAGGAGCAGACTGAGATTAAAGTACTGGATTACGGCCACGTCCACTTGGTGGATTACATGGGCAGTGATCTTTCGATAGTGAATGCAGCAAGAGTTTCCTTCAACAAGGAAAGCTCGTTTGATGAAGAGGGTAACCTGAAGGAACGTGATGAAAAACTCATCAAGTATTTGCATGAGCACAATCACTTCACTCCATTTTGTCACGCAACAATAAGTTTGCGGGTCAAGTGTCCCATCTTTGTTCGCGCCCAACTTGGTAAGCACCAAATTGGTTTGACCATGAATGAGGTCAGCCGTAGATATGTTACCTATGAGCCTGAAGTGTATACTCCATATTGGAGATATGCACCAACCAATGGTGCCAAGCAAGGCAGCAGTGGTAAGGTAGAAGATCCAGAAGTATGCACTAAATTGATGCAAGAGTATCTTGCAGTCGCAGATGAATGTGTTAAGATGTACAATCATTTGATTGCAGATGGAATTGCTCCAGAACAGGCTAGATCAATTCTCCCACAGGGAGCTTATACTGAGTTTATTTGGACTGGATCGCTCTATGCATTTGCAAGAGTTTACAGTCTTCGTATTGATGCCCATGCACAGTGGGAAATTCAAAAATATGCCGAGGCAATCGATAAAATTATTGCGCCGATTTTCCCGGTATCCTGGAAACATTTAACAACTAAATAAGACACCAACAAAGGAAAGCATATATGGCAGAAAATTTATCCCCATTTCAGTCGTTCATTTTCATTTCTCGCTACTCCCGCTGGATTCCAGAGAAAGGAAGACGCGAGTCTTGGGATGAATGTGTACAACGCTGGTGGGATTACTTCACATCAAAGGTTCCGCAACTGGCAGAGCGTCCAGATGTCAAGGAAGCAATTCTCAATCTTGAGGTTCTTCCTTCAATGAGAAGTTTGATGACCGCTGGCCCTGCATTAGATCACGACAATACTTGTCTGTACAACTGCTCTTATCTTCCGATTGATTCTGTTGATTCATTTGCAGAGTTGTTTGTTGTTCTTATGAATGGAACTGGTGTTGGGTATTCTGTTGAACGCCAGTACACAGATAAACTTCCAACTGTTGCAAACAAGATTGAGAAGGTCTTCAATATTTCTTATGTAGTTGAAGATTCTAAAGAAGGTTGGGGAAATGCTGTAAAGTTTTTGATCAGCCATCTGTATGCAGGTCGTCACGTTAAGTGGGACTTGAGCAAGATTCGTCCCGCTGGTGCAAGACTCAAGACCTTTGGTGGTCGTGCAAGTGGTCCTGCTCCACTTGACAATCTGTTCAAGTTTATTGTCAAGGTATTCTACAACGCACAGGGCCGCAAATTAACTGCTCTCGAATGCCATGACATTTGCTGTGCTATTGCAAACGCAGTAATCGTTGGTGGCGTTCGTCGCTCTGCTATGATTTCTCTCAGCGATCTCAGTGATCGTGAGATGGCACTCTGCAAGAGTGGTGCATGGTGGGAGCAGGCTGGTTTCCGTTCATACGCAAACAACTCTGCCATCTATCGTGGTCGTCCTCCGATGGGCCAGTTCCTTGAAGAGTGGACATCACTGTACAACAGTCACAGCGGTGAACGTGGTATGATCAACCGCAAGGCAATGCAAGCACAAGCAGCCATGTGGGGTCGAGATGAGAACTGTGAATATGGTACCAATCCATGTTCAGAAATCATTCTCAAGCCATTTGAATTCTGCAATCTTTCCACGATTGTCGTGAGACCAGATGATACTGCAGCAACCTTGAAGAAGAAGATTGAGATTGCAACGATCATCGGTACTGTACAATCCACATTCACCAACTTCCCATATCTGCGCCCAGAATGGAAGCAGAACTGTGAAGATGAAAGATTGCTCGGTGTCAGCATGACTGGCATCTATGAC